TTTATATGATGCACGATAAAATTAAAACAATAAAAGAACAGATTAAAGAAGCAGAGGAGTATCAACCTGGAGAAACAAAATGACAAATAAAAGATATGACATTTACGAAGAATTAACTGGATATAATTTAAATGAAACAACTAGTTATGGTCTTAAAAATATTACAATTAAAACAAGTTATCGGATGGATAAAGAAACTATCAATATGTTAGCTTTAATAAAAAAACATACACGTTTACCCGCAAGAATGATTATTAAGCCTTTTTTAAAAGATTTAACAACAAAACTTGTTAAATATAATGAAAACATAGTCGAACAAGAAATAAAAGATTTAGAAGAACAAATTAAATTTTTAAAAACAAAGGTTTCTTGATAACTAAATAAATAAATTACTTGGAGAAACAAAATGACAGATAAGGTTGTCCAGATAGAAAAGGTAGCGCAAAGGTTGCGTGATTTGTGTAACGACGAGGTTGAAAGGCTAGAGGATAGCTTGCCGAATGTTACAAATCTTTTTGAGCGTGATAGTATTTTAAAAGAAATTGATGCTTTGCACGAAATGGCAGACGAGGCAAACAGACAAGCGATTTTTATAGTAGAAAAATATTATAAGGAGAAGGAATGAAAGTATTAAGTTTATTTGATGGTATGAGTTGTGGCCGTATTGCCTTGGACCAACTAGGCATACCTGTAGAAAAGTATTATGCAAGTGAAATAGATAAGTACGCCATGCAAGTCAGTGCAGCAAACTATCCAGATATTGAGCAGGTTGGCGATATATGTGATTTAGACCCAAAAGATTACATGGATGTGGACTTAATGCTTGCAGGCAGTCCATGTCAGGGATTCAGTTTTGCAGGCAAGCAACTAGCTTTTGATGACCCAAGGAGTGCATTGTTTTTTGAGTTCATACGCTTACTCAAAGCAATCAAGCCAAAGTATTTCTTATTAGAGAATGTCAGAATGAAGAAAGAGTTTTTACAGGTCATCTCTGAACAGGTGTCAGAGTGTTATCCTGAGATAACCTTTGGGATAGAACCTATCTTTATCAACAGTTCGCTTTTAAGCGCTCAATCTCGCCAACGCTACTATTGGACTAACATACCTGGAATACAACAGCCAGAAGATAGAGGCATAGTGCTAAGAGATATATTGGAAGACAGCTTTGATAGTGAAAGAGACAAAGCACATTGCATAGATGCAAATTATCACAAAGGTGCAAGTGTTGAACAATACAAGAAGAAACATAGAAGACAGTTAGTGAACAAACCAATTAAAGTAGGCATGAATGTAGAAGAAGTAAAAGTTAGAAAGCATGAGGTTGATATAGTTGAATTGCAACAATGTATTCTCAGCCATTATGCTAAGTGTGGTATGAGTAAAAAAGAAATAGCAAAGGAGCTGAACGATAAGTATTCTACAGTTGAGCATTACTTTAGAAAGCTAGGTAGTGATTTCTTTTCTATACCCTCAGAGGAGCATTGGCCTCAGTTAAAAGAAATACTTGGTATCACAACAGATAAGTTTGATAAACAGATCATGGAGTTTGAATACAGAGACGGTGTGTTTGAAAGCACACAAAGAGTTTACAGCGATCAAGGTAAATCGCCTACGCTTACTGCATCAAACAAAGAGCAGATGATAGAAACAAAGCCTAAAAAAGCATACGACATACCCAGAGAGATACTCAAAGACAACGAAAGACAACGCAGAGTGTATGATCCGAGTGGTAAATCGCCCACGATACTAGGCAGAAGTGATAGTCCAAAGATTACTACACCCAAACAAGTAGGCATAGCGACAGACATCAACGGACATGACATACTCAAAAGAGTCTATAGTCCAAATGGTAAGTCGCCTACAGTCAACACTTGTCAAGGTGGTAATCGTGAGCCTAAGGTGGCCGTTCAGTCTTACAGAGAAGTAAGAACAGATGAAGCTAAAGAAATGCGTAAGATGGTAAGGCAACAAACAGGTAAAGATCATACACCTTTTAGAGCAAAGAAATTAGAGCCAAGAAAAGACGGCAAGGTTGGTACAGTTACACCCAGTTTAAATAAAGACCATGAGATAAGCATTGAAAACTTACCTAATAAATCACAAACGATTAAGTCGCAGTATTACAAGTCATCAAGAGCAAACTTTGAAAGGCAAGGCACATTTCATGCTACAGGTGTGCAGCAAGAAAACCTAACATGGCGTAAGCTAACACCCCTAGAATGCGAACGCTTGCAGACAGTCCCGGATAATTACACAGATCATGTCAGCAATACCCAAAGATATAAGATGCTTGGCAATGGTTGGACAGTTGAAGTCATCAAACATATCTTTCAAAACATGGAGATAGAATGAACATACTACAAATGATTAAAGATTATTTAGAAGAATGCGAAAGCAGAAACGAGCTTGTAGATCCTGAAACATTACTAGAACAAATAGAGGCATGGCAAAATGAAAATGACTGAGTGGCATGGTGGCAAGGGCAGTCGTGATCGCACAAAAGATCGTGATAAATTTAATGAAAGTTTTGAAAGAATTTTTAACAAAAGAAAGATAGATATAACTAAACTTAAAAATGTTTGGGAAGAAAAATCTACAAAAAAGGAGAGAAAGTGAGGACAAAGAAACGCAAAGGCGATTGGTTAAAAATTATACAAAAACGGCTGTGCAATGCAGAAAAGCCCAATTGCACATGCCCTACGCAAGTGACTGATATAGCGTTATTTGTTAGTATGTGCAGTTGTGCAGTTGCACATGCCTGCACGTACGCACATGCACGCTTGAAACCCCCATTCCTACAGGTATGTGCAGTTGTGCGTATGTGCATCTCTATAGAGAACTATAGAAAGGTGTGTATTAACATACACCTTTACTTAGGAGAGATAGGTTTCTCTAAGAGAAATATAGTGAGAATTTAGACATGGCAGGAAAGAAAAAATTAACAAAAAAACAAGAGAAATTTATCGATCTCATGGTGTATCAGGATTACAACCAAACGAAGTGTGCTCATCTTGCAGGCTATGAGAATCCGGGAGTTGCTGCGACTAGGTTATTGAGTGAGCCAGGTTATGAACATGTGCAAGAAAAGATCAGAGATTTGAAAGCTATTCAGAGGAAGAAGAATGAGATTACTTTTGAGGGCATAGCCAATAAGTTAGCAGAGATAAGAGATGTGTCTTTAGCTGACGGGAGTTATGGACCTGCGGTCACTGCAGAGATTGCAAGGGCTAAACTTGCAGGACTTATGGTGGATAGGAAGGAGCTGAAGATACACAAGATAGATAACATGAGCAGAGAGCAGTTAGAAAGTAGATTGCAAGAGTTAGTCTTGCAAAATCAGATCATACTTGGCACGGCTGAGGAGGTTAAAGATGATAAGACTATTGAGGATCAGTCTGATCCAGAATAGCCTTAACTTTATCTTCTGCGTCCCTTAACTTTCGTTCGCAATACTTTGCGACCTTGACACCTCTCTCAAAGTTTTCTACCGATTGTTCAAGCGATATGTCGTCTTGTTCCAAAAGTTTAACTAGCTTTTGCAACTCCGATAATCCTTTTTCAAACGACATTACTTTTCCTGGAACAAGCCATAGACCATAAGTAATACTATGCCTACGACTGCGAATAAACTCATGTCCATTAGTCTTGCTCCTTAGTTTCTTCGTTAGGATAAAAAGTAATATTAATTTCTCCATAATCATCTTTCTCATAAACATAATCACACTTACATTTATCTAACCATTCAAAAAATTCTTCTCTATCCATTATGCTGTCCTCTGAACTGTATATTTTTTACTGATAGGATCTCTCCAGAAACAGAACTTGCGTTCTTTGAAGTTCTTGGTGTAGAAATTCATTCGGTATCTGTAGGCCTCTTTTTTAGTAAGACCTGTTATTGCGTCCCCAATCTCTAAGCTGTTGAGTGCTTGGGTAAATGCGTTCCTGTATTTTTTCCTGTCGCTTACGATAGGAACATCTTTAGTTATTTTGTAGTTCATTCTCTCTCCTTTTTAGGTTTTCCTCATAACATACACCACATAACATTTTATGAAATGGCACATGGTCTAAATCTTTATAGCCATTATCTTCATAATTATTTTTATCAATAATATAATCAGCTTTATAGCCACATACGTTGCAACACCCTCTACTCATTTTCTCTCCTTTTTTTATCAAATAGTTTTCTTTGTTGTTCATGTTCTTCAACTTGCATCATGTCTATTAGATCTTCTGTCGTGTGTGGACTTGGAATCTTTTGTTCATGGTTAGTGTTAGACCATTGGATAAGTTCGCTATCATCTTTGTATATGATTTGAGTTTTCCAAGGCTTGTCTTTGCTTTTGCGTTCGTGCAGTAGCATCTTGATACCTTTTCTCCATTCCTCCAGGCGAATGAGTTTGCGTTGTTGATCTACTTTATCTTTATACTGTGTCATTGTTCAGCTCCTACTATAAATTTATTACAATAATAAAATTCTTTATCAATTTTTTTTATGTATTCAATTTGTTTTTCTGTAAAAATATTATGAAAAGTTAATGGCGTATTATTCGCTTTTCTTTTTGAATGTTTAATAATATTTTTTATTTGTGCTTTTTCTTTATTAGTCATCTAACATATCCTCCTCAACTTCTTTGCGTTGTTCTTCTGTTAAATTACTTAGCCATAGTTCGTAATATTCATCACTATACTCATCATAAATAGGCACACCCATTTTGAATTGTATGTGTGCGATTATGTCCTCGACATCATTTTGGCCATACCTAGTAAAGCCACACACTTTGTTATTGACTTCGTAAAAGTGTAGCCAATTTCCGTCTTTGTGTATGATCTCTCCCCATTTGTTACATGAGTGTTCGTTCTTCACAAATTCAATATCCGTGCATACTCTTTTCATCTTTTTATAAGATAAATCTTTTAATGGTTCATAGTTTGTTGACATTATTTCACCCCCTTTATTTGTGCAAAGTCATCACAATTAAAACAATAGCCATTCCGATTTGCGAAGTCTGTTATTGGACTGCCGTTCTGATCGTGCGTAGTCACATTCAAAGACTTACATTCATGGCAATATGGTTTTTGGTTTTTGCGATACATTTCTTTGTGAAAGTATTTTGCGTTTTCATAGTCCTGTTGTGCGTATGCGATTATGCTATCAAGCATACATTCAATTTTTATTTTGTTATTGAGTAGATCAAGTAGCAAATCTATTTCTAGTTCGCCATAAAATTTTTCTACCCAAGATTCAAGATCCTCAATGCTAATCATTTGCTTTCTCCTTTAATTGCCAAGCTCCACAATGTCCACAACAATAATCAAAACCATGTTTAAAATCTTTACCTGGTAATGCTTGATATGTCATTTCTCCTGTTTTTTTGCATTTATTACATTGAAAATTAGTTCCATTATCTAATAGATTACCAACTCTCAAAACATCTTTAATTGTATAAAAATTCATTATTCTTTCTCCTCATATTCTTTTAAATCTTTTTCTGTCCAAGTTTCATCTATCTCTACATGACCACCTGCAAACATATCAGCAACCCATTCTTCAAAAGTTATTTTCATATTCCAATTATCATCTGTAGTTTCTTTATAAAACTTTTTATAATCTAAATAATCTTTATATAAAACTATTTGAGTATTAATGTTCATTTGTTTTCTCCTTTATTTTTCCATTGATTAAAAAAAGTTTTTCTACACCAATTAATAATTTCTTTTTTATCTTCTTCTGAATTAAATTTGGCTTTATTAATTATTGGTAAAATTACATTTTCAAAATTGTTAACTTCGTAAAAATCTTTTTTAATATCAAAATATCTATTGTGCATTTGCTTTCTCCTCATAACCAAAGACTTGGTCATTCATACTTCTGATTTCTGCGACCATTTCGTTGAAGTCATACTCTTGTTGTTCGTAACCTGGATCAAATTCTCTATCGACTATCTCCCAATTCTCGACAACATAAACTCCATTATCAAAGTTATCAGTATCAAGCTGTTTATAAGTGCCTACTCCAAGAGATAGTGTTCCACCGATATAATTTCCCATGATTTGTGATAGTCTTGCTATCGCATAACTTGGATCATTTTGACATCTAACCCCATATAATTTTGCAACATGAAGTAAAGGCTCGACTGAATCTCGTCCTCCGTTCCAATGAAGATATAGCGACTGCCAATCTTCTTGTGGCGTGTTATCTTCTTTTATTGTTATTACTGCTCTATTACCCATTTTTAAGTCCTCCTATAAAATAATTAAAGCGATTATACAAAGTACTAAAAGCAAAGGTTTTAGCACATACCAATTTATCCAAGATATACGACTTTCACTTGTAAGTTTTTTAATATCTTTTTTGAATAAACTCCATTCTTTTTTAAATTTTTGTTTAAGTTTCATTTCTCCCCCTTAAATTGTTCTAGTTCTTCATCTTCATATAAACCCTCACAAGATACACAAACATTTAAGTTTGCTTGTTCTTGTATGGCTCTTTCATCTTCTTTCTTGCCACATAATTGACAAGATATTTTTCCGTTTTTCCATGTGGATTTTAATATTTTCATTTCTCCCCCTTAAATATATTTTTTGGTTAGTTCTATTTGTTCTTTTGTTTTGGGATTTTTATTAATCCATTCAACAACTTCATCAAAGTTATTTGACATGAATAGAGCATTTTCTTCTGATCCATAGCATAGAGATACCTGAAACCTATCTGCAAGTTTGTCCTCATATCCCCATATATCTTTTGAATTTAATGCTCTTTCTTTTTCACACCAACTATCAACCCATACATGATATGCTTTGTAATGATTTTCTTCTGTCATAAAACTAGGTAATGCGTCATTACCATAAGAAACATTTACCCATTCTTTTGGTATTGATAAATCAGCGATATACTCATTCCATGTATCGCCCTTAATCATTTTTAATTCTTTTGGTATTTTTTTATCGTTCATTTCTCCCCCTTAATTTCTAACAAAGTTTCTAACCCTTGTTTAATTTGCCAAGTGTTAGATTTTAAATTTACTAAATCATTATATTTATGTGATAGAAAACGAATATCATCTATGTCTTGTTGAATTTGATTTATGATATTTATTAGATCAGTTTTTTGAAATAAAAACTGTAATGTTTTTTCTAAAGATTTAAGTTTGCTATCTGCTCTATAATATTTTTGTTTGTAATCTGTTTGATCATCAAACTCAAAATAAACTGCAAACTTTTCTGCTTGTTTGTTGGTTAATTCTTTATGATAAGCAGTAATCTTTTTACCTTGTTTGTTTGTATAAGTAAATTTTCTCTTACCTCTACCCCTACACTTAACCACCTTAACAATATCTCTATCTACATAGTTTCTAAGTTCAGATATAAACTTATTACCCTGTTCATTGTTTGGTATATGTTTTAAAAATTTTTGTGCCATATTTGTTCTCCTTAAAATTAAATACAAGATAATTATAAATTATTTTATACACAACTTCAACAAATAATAGACAAACTTTAATGATAAGCTCAGATAAAACAAACACTTGATAAACACTATTTTATTGTCTTGCCCACCCTCTAACACCCAAGACCAAAAACTTTTGAACTATAAAATGTTCGGATTTTGCGACCTTTCGCATTTTTTTTTGATCAAAACAAGCACGAGAGTTAATCAAAATCCCAAACTTGCGACCTATTGCGTTCTAAAATTAATGTGCGACTCTTTGCGTTTAAAAAAATGTGCGACCCCTTGCGTTCGATATGAAATGTGCGTTCCTTCTCGTAGATAAAATAGTTTAGGATCTAAACTCCAGGCATAAAAAAAGGGAACTTCTCAGCTCCCTTTAGTGTATCTAAGTTTGGAGAACTTAACATCTATAGATATATAGATGAGCCAATGATACAGGTTGGCTTAAAGATTGTCTACTTAAAATCGTTAGCCAACCATTCAATCGTGCCGAAGTCATTGACCAGATCAGCAACCGACCTGGACAAATTAAACTTCTTTCTGTTCTCCAGGTCACACTTAGCTAGTGCCATGTGTAAGTCATCGACAGCTTTAGCCAGATCTTCGGCTCTTGTTTCAGAAATTCCCCGATCAATAAGTTCCTGCTTGTAGCTTTTTTCTATCATAGTTATTTACCCCCATAATAATATTCTAAAGTTTCATAGATTAACAAGTCCCATTCAAAGTCATTGCAGTCTTTCCAAAGGTCATTTTTGTAACGGCCTCCGTCTACCAGCTCTTGGTTAATGAAAAAATCATAATCAATCTCTCCGTCATCAGACCAATGGCCGTAGGCTTCAAAAGTTCCTACGGCTAACTCAATCTTGAATGAAAACTCATAAGCCTCGGTCCTCCAAAGATAATGATTTTTTAAATCTTCTTTTGACATACTCATAGCTTACCCCCAGATCTCAGGATTGAAGTCATCTTCCTGGAGCTCAGGAAATTTTTTTAATGCTTCTTCTTTACAATAAACATCAAAATCAACGTCAAATATTCCACCATGTCCAACTCTTTGAATAACTCCATTTGTGAAAATAGTAGCGTGTTTGTGTTCTAATTTATCATTCTCATGTAAACAGTAATCCAGATCAAGCTCTTGGCCTGTCACATCACAAAAATATTTAATACTCATATCACAACCCCACATAAAATGGTTTTAATCTCTTTACTACCTTTAGGCAATAAAGCTCTTTTGATTAACACATCATCAACATAGAAGCGATACTCTCTATCGCCATTATCCAGGATTTTATGTGTTGTTCTGTGAGTTAAGAAGTGATGAGAGTTAGAACCACTTGTCCCGATCCTTACTTCTACTTCTCCCCTTTCTCTTACTCCGTAAGATTTGTCTGACTTGTAAATACAAGCCGTTATTCTATTCCATATTGGATATGATTTACTTGCCATTTTTTAGTTCTCCTTAAAAATGGGGGATTGCTCCCCCTGGTTAATATTAATATCCAGCCTTGGTTAGCATGTCGTGAATTTCATTTAGTTCTTTTAAAGACAATTTTTTAAGTGCCTCTTCATTTACTAAGCTACCATTTTGCCATGCTTTCAAATCGTTGCATTGTCTAAAAGATATTTCACTTTTAATCATTGCTTGATTATCGGCATCTTGATATTTAACATCATCTAACATTTTATATAAGTTGTTAGTTGATACATCACTTATATTATTATATTTTTTACTCATTATTAAGTTCTCCCGGCTTACGCCTATTAAATAATAATAACTAATTATAACACTATTTATACACTTATAGACAAATTAATTAAATTAATTTTATGGGTCTCTATTGGATCGGGTGGCGTTTTTCCAGATCATAAACCAGGCACCCCCCACCCCCACATATAAGGGCGTGGCAAAAATCCGCGTAGTATATAAATAACTATCAACATAAATAATTACCCCCAAAACCATTTCACCCCCCCTTGCTTTAATTAGGTACCATAATGAGGTACCATATTTCACATGGAGAGAAACATTTTGAGATGTCCGACAAAAACGCAAAACTAGAACACGTATCAGACGAGGCTCTAAAAGAAATGGTCATGATCAAAAATCGTATTGATCAGTTAGACACCAGCAAAGAATCGAAAAAAAATTTTATAACTTATGTAAAAAATGTATGGGACGGCTTTATCGAGGGCGAACACCATAGATTGTTTGCCAAAAAGCTAGAAGATGTAGCCAAGGGCAAGACCAAACGCCTAATCGTAAACATGCCACCTCGTCATACCAAGTCTGAGTTTGCGTCCGTGTTCTTTCCTAGCTGGATTATGGGTTTGCACCCCGATATGAAGATCATGCAAACGACTCACACCGCCGAACTATCTGCAAGGTTTGGTCGTAAGGTTAGAAATCTCATGGATACGGACGAATATAAGCAGATATTCGATAAGGTTAGACTCTCTGCTGACAGCAAATCAGCAGGTAGGTGGGAAACCAACCACGGTGGCGAGTATTTTGCCGCAGGAGTCGGCGGTGCTATCACAGGTCGTGGTGCGGATCTGCTGATTATTGACGATCCACACTCTGAACAGGACGCTTTGAGCCCAACTGCCCTAGAATCTGCCTACGAATGGTACACATCTGGACCACGACAGCGTTTACAACCAGGCGGAATCATAGTTATTGTCATGACAAGGTGGAGTACGCTTGATTTAACCGAGAAACTTATCAAAAGAATGTCCGAAGACCATGCAGATCAGTGGGATATACTAGAATTACCTGCTATTTTGGACAGTGGCGAGCCTTTATGGCCTGAGTTTTGGAAAATAGAAGAGCTTGAGTCCGTAAAAGCCTCGATTCCTGTAGCAAAATGGAATGCTCAGTACATGCAGAACCCAACTTCCGAAGAAGGTGCCCTGTTAAAACGAGATTGGTGGCAACAATGGGAGCATGATGACCCACCTAACACAACTTACATACTGCAATCCTACGATACTGCGTTTAGTTCTAAAGAAACGGCTGACTACTCTGCGATTACTACGTGGGGAGTGTTTCGACCGAGTGACGGTGCACCAGAATCCATCATTTTGCTCGATGCCAAACGAGGTCGGTGGGACTTTCCTGAGTTGAAGGCGACAGCTTACGATGAATTTATGTATTGGCAACCAGACTCAGTGCTGATAGAATCACAAGCAAGTGGTACTCCTTTGACGCATGAGTTGAGAATGATGGGGATCCCAGTTGTGAACTATCGTCCAACGAAAGGAAGAGACAAAGTCACTCGAGTGCATTCGGTATCGCCAGTGTTTGAAGCTGGTATGGTCTGGGCTCCAGACACGATCTTCGCAGAAGAAGTGATAGAAGAATGTGCGGCTTTTCCGTATGGAGAGAACGATGATTTTGTAGATTCGACAACACAGGCTATACTAAGATTTCGTCAGGGCAACTTTGTAAGACTTGATTCAGATGAGGAAGACGATGAGCCAGTGCCGAAACAAAGAATATATTATTAAAATTATGGGAGTAATTTAATCATGGTAAAAAAAGCAATTATAAAAAAAGGTAGCAAGGAAATAGCTAAAAAAGTTAAACCTAAACCTAAACCTAAAACTAGACCTAAAAAAACTGCACCTCCAGCAGCAACTACACCCAAAACGGCAACTACACCTAAAAGTAAAATACCAGCAGCAGTACCTCCAATAGCAGCTGGTACGGCAGTTATAGGGGCTGGCATAGCAGGAGCTAACAAAAACAAAGGTGGTAAAACTTTTGATGACGCTTTTAGAACAGCTAGAGCAAAAGGCGAGGGTACTAAATTTACTTTTAACGGTAAGTCTTATGTAGCTGTAACCAAAGATGATCTTAAGAAGAAAGGTTACAAAACTGATACCTCTGGATTAGCAGCTTATAACAGAGCTGGTGGTAGAAAGAAAATAGACATCGATGCTGCAGCAAAAAAAATAGTAGGCGAAGTTAATAAAAATAATAAAGCAAAAACTAGAAAACAAAAAAGACAAGAGCGTAGAAAAGAAAGAATAGGCTTTGCAACTTTTAAAGAACGTAGACAAGCTAGAAGAGCTGCTAGAAAAATGAAATCAGGTGGCGTAGTTTCTGCTAGAGGATCAAAACCAAGAGGTGTCGGTGCGGCTAAAAGAGGTTTTGGTAGAGCTTTAAAAGGATAACATGCCTAAAAAAGAAATAGCTAGAAAAGGCTTACAACATATTAGTAAGCCTGTAAAAACAGTTATGGACAAGGTTGTTAAGAAAAAAGCTGACAGAATGAAAGAGAGAATCCAATTAAAAGAAAATAGGCTACAAAAAGATTCCCCTTATATAAGCAATAAAGCTTATAACAGAGATTCTAAAGAAATAGCTGAAATGAAACAGGAACTTTTAAGATTTAAAATAAAATACAACGTAAAGGGTTAATATGTCAGACGTAGACAAAGCCATTACTCCTGAAGATCAGGTAGAACTAGGAGTTCGTGATCGTTCAAAGGAAATGGAAATTGAGGTTGAGGTTGAAGAAGAGAATCTTGATCTCGAAGAGTTTGAGCAAATGGAAGACGGTACCATCATGTTTGGTGCTCCCACACCACCTGTAGATAATACCGACTTCTATTCTAACCTAGCAGAACAACTAGATTCCTCTGAACTTAGCACGATTAAGAATGACTTAATGGCTAATGTTGATTCTGACAAAGACTCAAGATCCGATTGGGAAAAGACTTATAGAGAGGGTCTTGAACAATTAGGTATGAAGTATGAGGAGAGAACGCAACCTTTCGAGGGTGCCTCTGGAGTTATGCACCCGCTTTTAGCCGAATCCGTTACGCAGTTTCAAGCACAGGCTTATAATGAGTTACTCCCATCTCAAGGGCCTGTCAAAACTCAAGTCCTAGGTATGACAACGGCTGAATCTGAGCAACAAGCATCGAGAGTTCAGGAGTTTATGAACTATCAGCTTATGCAAGTTATGAAAGAGTATGACTCTGAAACAGACCAAATGTTGTTCTATTTGCCGTTATCAGGTTCTGCGTTTAGAAAAGTTTACTACGATCAAAACTTAGACAGAGCCGTATCTAAGTTCATACCTAGTGAAGACTTGATTGTGCCTTACTCTGCAACTGACTTGCACAGTGCCACAAGAATTACGCATGTCATTGATATGTCGTTGAATGACATAAAGAAACTACAACAAGTAGGTTTTTATCGTGATGTAAACATATCTATGGGTAACATCATGGCAGATGACTACGATGAGATTCAAGAAGAGATAGACGAACTTCAAGGCGTTAGCCCTAATTACAACGACACCGATACTTGCAAGGTGTATGAAATACATACCGAATTAGACATACTTGGCTTTGAAGATTTAGATTCAAAGGGCGAGCCTACTGAAATTAAACTACCATACATCGTTACCATTGCTAACGACAAAGTTCTATCTATTCGTAGGAATTACAAAGAAACCGATCCGTTAAAACAGCGTATCAATTACTTTGTGCACTATAAGTTTTTACCAGGTCTAGGATTCTATGGCTTCGGTTTGACTCACATGATAGGTGGCTTGTCTAAAGCATCAACATCTATTTTGAGACAACTTATTGATTCAGGTACATTATCTAACTTACCTGCTGGATTTAAAGCTAGAGGCATTCGTATTCGAAACGATGATCAGCCATTACAACCTGGTGAGTTTAGAGACATGGATGCTCCTGGCGGAAGTTTGCGAGACGCTTTCGTACCGTTACCTTTTAAGGAGCCAAGCCAAACCCTGCTCTCTCTCCTGGGTATCTTGGTCGACAGTGGAAGGCGTTTCGCTTCGATAGCCGATACACAAGTAGGAGACGGTAATCAAAATGCACCTGTAGGTACAACGATTGCGTTATTAGAGCGTGGTACTAGAGTGATGAGTGCGATTCACAAAAGATTGCACGCATCTCAAAGAATTGAATTTGAAATACTATCCAAAGTATTTAGTCAGTATTTACCACCGAATTATCCTTATTTAACAGCTAACGGCAACCAGTTTATTAAATCACAAGACTTTGATGATAGAGTAGATGTCCTGCCAGTTTCAGACCCTAATACATTCTCTATGAGTCAAAGAGTCATGATGGCTCAAGAAATACTTAGGACCGTGCAAAGCAATCCTGAGATACACGGTCCAACAGGTTTGCATGAGGCCTATCGAAGAATGTACGGTGCTATGGGTGTGCAAAACATAGAACAGTTATTGCCACCACCACCACAACCACAACCTTTAGACCCAGCTAACGAAAACGCAGCTTTGATTGCAGGTATGCCTGCTCAAGCTTTCCCGGGTCAAGATCATGATGCACACATTAATTCGCACATGTCTTTATACGGAACCATGACAGCACAAGCTAATCCTGTAGTGCTATCTTTGATTCAAGCACATATCTATCAGCATGTATCTTTTAGGGCTGCTGAGATAGTAGACCAACAAAACGCACAAAACCAAGAGTTTCAACAAATGCTACAGCAAATACAAATGTTGCCACTTGAGGTTGCACAAGGGTATCAACAACAGATACAAGAAAAAGTGGCTAAAGATGTTGCTGCCGTGGTATCGCAACTTACTGAACAGATCAATGCTATGTTTATTCCACCGCCACCACCTGTTGATCCGTTGGTGCAGTTAAGAGATAAAGAACTTGATATTAAAGCTGATGATGTGCAACGTAAACGTGAAGAGTTTGCACAAAGACAAGAGTTTGATGCTATGAAAGCTATGGAAAATAATAAACTTGCAGAACAAAGATTGGCAATTCAAAGAGAAATAGCTACAATGAAAGATGACATAGCTAGAGAACGTATAGATCAAGCTGCACAGTTTAAAGCTATGGATATAATGCGAGGTTAATTTATGAGTTCAGTCAGACAAAAAATGCAAGCTATACACAAAGCTATGCTCAAAAAAGAAGAGGAAATATTAAATGGTAATCAGCCGATCATCAATGAAGATGCAAATAACAAAGCCGAAGTCAAAGAGACTAAAAAAGAAACGGTTAAAAAAACTTCGACCAAGGCTAAAGCGAAAACTAAAAAGGTAACTAAGTCAGCACCTAAAAAAAGAGGCAGACCTAAGGGATCTAAAAATAAATAATATAGGTACAATTATGACAAAAGTAAAATCAAGTGTAACCATTAAAGATCAAGGAGAAGTTAAATACTCTACTCCTGAAAAAATACCTAACGGCTCTGCTCCACAACCACAAGGTTATGGCGGCGGTGAGTCAAGAGGTGGCGGTGCCGCACTTAGAGGTAAAAAGTTTAAAGGAATTTCTTAATGGCAAGACCTACGCTAATTCAAGGTGGACCAGCTTTCTTCACTCCTGAGGGGTATGTACCTCCTGTGCAACCTGAACAAGCTTTTATGCCTACAGATGTTATGCGTGATCCTATAGCAGACATGTTTGCTGCTCAACCACCATTAAATCGTGTTCCAGGACCACCTAAAATGATTGATCCTCCAAAACCACCAGATCAAATATTTATAGACGACATGCCTCCTATGAGGGAAGAACCGCCAATGGATTTTCCTATGCCAACATCTATACCACCACAAACGCCAGTGGATCCATCACCTTCACCAATGCCAGGACAACTTACTCCAGTAGATTTAATGCCTTATCTAAATACGCCACTAACACAACTTGGCCGTGATGATTTCATGTCAATAGGTGGACCAGGTGGTGGGTTTAATAATAGATTAGATTTAATACCTCAAGTACCACAAGATCCACAACCTATACCACAAGACCCTCCAATAATGCCACCCATAATGCCACCCATAAGAGAAGTTCCACCAGAGGACTTTGGTTTTGGACCAGGTATAAGACGTTCAGAAGATTTCTTTAGAGGGGAAGATTTAATTATGCCGCCAATGGCACCACCTAAACCTTTAGGAGAGGATGTCCCACCTATGCCTATGGAAAATATAATTAGGGCTAATGATCCTGCAATAATGCCAATGCCATCAAAAATGCCTATGTTACCTGAGCCTATGCCCATGCCTAGCCCTATGCCCATAAGACCTAGAATGCCTATGCCTGGGCCTATAGCAACACCCATGCCTATGGCACCAACAAATTTACAATTACCACAAATAGAAACACAAATGCCAATGATGTCTTTAGACAGAGGAATAGGATCGTTTAAGACACTTGTATAGTTAAAATTAGGAGAGAGCTAATTGGATGGTATTAAACTAGCAGAGTATTTTTTTAAAACTCTGCGAGAAAGAGAGAGAAACGCTGTTGACATTATTGCTGGTGGCAATATAAAATCAATGGAAGATTACAAATATGTTATGGGAGAGTTATCGGCGATTCGCTCCCTACAACAAGATTTAAAAGAAACGCTGCAAATGGATGACATCGATGGTTGAAAAAGTCGCAGAAAAAACACAATTTGAAAAACATAAAGAACAAATTGCAAAAGAGAAAGCAGAAGAGTCCTCAGAACTAGATAAAGCTTTCGTAAAATCAGAAGAAAGGGTATTAGATCCTAAACTACTAGACAAATCACTACTTGACAGAATGCCTGATCCTGTTGGATGGCGGATACTCGTATTGCCATACAGAGGTAAAGGTCAAACTGACGGCGGTATTCAGCTAGTTAAAGAAACCGTAGACAGAGAAGCTTTAGCTACAGTAATCTGCTACGTTTTAAAGGTAGGTCCTTTAGCTTATAAAGATAATAAATTTGGTCAGCCAGATACAAGATCTGCTTGGTGTAAACAAGGAGATTGGATTTTGATTGGCAGATACGCAGGAACTCGTTTCAGATTAGAAGATGATAACGAAGTTCGTATTATTAACGATGATGAAGTGATTGCAACAATCCTTGATCCAGATGACATAAAATCTTTATAGGAGTAAAGAATGAGCGAAGAAGCACAAAACATAGACGTTGAGATAACGGAAGAAAAAATAGAAAAAGCAGCACTTCCTGAAAATAGAAGAGTTGAAGAAGAAGTACAGGATACTCCTGTAGAGGTAGAGGTTAATCAAGATGTAGCACCTGTATCTGAAGATGAAATACAAGAAGACTTTGAGGCATCACCTAAAGTAGAAGAAAAAGTAAAAGATCAATCAGATGTAGAAAAAAGAGCAGCATTAGCACAAAACAGAATAAACAAAGCTGTAGCACAAGCCAAAGAGTTTCAAAGAAGAGAGCTTATGGCTGTTCAATACGCTAATGAACTTAGAGAACAAAACGAACAATTAAGACATTCTCAGAAAGCTTTTCAATCTAATTATGGTGATGAGTTTTCAACTAGAGTTGAGTCTCAATTAGCATTATCAAAACAAGCTTTAAAACAAGCTACTGAAGCTGGAGATGCAGAAGCCATAGCAACTGCAACCGAAGCTTTGAGCATGGCAACAGCAGATAAGGCTAGACATGAGCAGTATCAACAACAGCAAAAACAATACGAGGCTCAAGAACAAGCTTACTTAGAACAGGCTAAACAGCAACAATATCAACAGCCACAGCCTATTCAAGAAGAATATGATCAGCCCTCTGACAAAGCTAGAGAGTGGGCTCAAAGAAATACTTGGTTTGGAACAGACGATGTTGCAACCAGTGTGGCCTTTGCAGTTCACAAACAATTAGAGAACGAAGGCTTTGACACAGAGAGTGATGCATACTATAGTGAGATAGATAAACGAGTGCGAGATAACTTGCCTCACAAATTTAACGTGGAAGCGAACAAAAAACCCGTCCAAACAGTCGCTTCAGCCACACGCAACACATCGACTGGACGCAAACAAAATCGTATCGAGTTGACACCGAGCGAACAAGCACTAGCTAAAAAACTTGGAGTGTCATTTAAAGATTACGCAATACAAAAAGCGAGGTTACAAAAATCATGAGCGAAATAGATAATAAAACTGAAGATAACAGAGCTACTAGAAACTCTGACACTAGAGAGACAAACACTAGGCCAAAAGCCTGGAAGATGCCTTCAGCGTTAGAATTACCAGAGGAAGCTGTAGAATTAGCTAAATCACAAGGTATTTCTTATCGTTGGGTTAGAGAATCTGTATTAGGCCAAGATGACAAAACGAATGTCTCAAAAAGATTTCGTGAAGGATTCGAGGTTGTTAAACCAGATGAGTTACCTGGATACCATGATTTACCTACTGTCGATGACGGTCGTCACGCAGGAGTAATTGGAGTTGGTGGGTTGATACTGTGCAAAATAGATAAAGAAATCGCAGATCAAAGAAATGACTTTTTTGAACAACAAACCAATAATCAAATGACTGCTGTTGAGAATGACCTAATGCGTGAAGAGAATCCCTCAATGCCAATCTCAAAAGAGATTAAATCAAGGGTGACTTTTGGTGGAGGTAGCAAAGGATAACTTTGTGAACTCTAAAATTATAATTATTTTATAGGAGAAACAAAAATGGCAAATCAAGATGCTGCTTTTGGAATGAAGCCTGTAAGAATGATGGGTGGTTCACCTTATACTGGTGGACAAAGTCGTTATAGAATAGCTGCAAACTACGGAACAAGTATCTTCCAAGGAGATATGGTAATGCAAGTAACTGGAGGCGGTATTGAAGTACACGCTGACGGTGGCACCGTTCCTATTGTTGGAGTATTCAATGGATGTTCTTACACCGATCCGACTACAAGCGAACAAGTATTCAGTAATTTTTATCCTGCAAGCACTAATGCTTCAGATATAATTGCTTTTATAATCGATGATCCTAACGTGGTCTTCGAGGTACAAGCAGACGACACTTTCCCAGTGGCTGATCTGTTTGGAAACTTTGACATTGTTTACACAAGTTCAGGTAGTACCGTCACAGGTATTTCAGGAGCTGAGTTAGATGTCACAACAGGTGCAACTTCAACAAATTTACCGCTAAAAGCGATTGATATTTCAGGAGATCCTGAAAATTCAGACGTTGCTACGGCAAATACAAACGTTTTAGTTGTTATTCAAAATCATATCTGCGGCATAAAAGGTGCAGGTCTAGCTTAATAAGGAGTATAAATTATGGCTATTTCAAGAGCTCAATTAGCGAAAGAATTAGAGCCTGGGTTGAATGCCTTATTTGGCATGGAATACAACAGGTATGAACAACAACATGCAGAAATATTTGAGACAGAAGCATCAGATAGAGCATTTGAAGAAGAAACCTTAATAGTAGGTTTTGGTAACGCAAAAGTAAAATCAGAAGGACAAAGCGTGGCATTTGACCAAGCATCTGAAGGTTTTACTGCAAGGTACTCACATGAGACCATTGCGTTAGCATTTGCATTAACTGAAGAAGCTATCGAAGATAATCTGTATGATAGATTAGGAGCCCGATACACAAAGGCTTTAGCAAGATCAATGGCACACACAAAGCAAGTAAAAGCTGCGTCTGTGCTTAATAACGCATTCTCATCAAGCTTCACTGGAGGAGATGGTGTTGCTTTAGTGAGTGATTCTCACCCTTTAACAGGTGGCGGAACATTCTCAAACAGACCAAGCACTTACACTGACTTGAATGAGACTTCATTAGAAGATGCACTTATTTCAGTTTCAACTTTTGTTGATGACAGAAATATGGTTATTGCTTTACAAGGAACTAAGTTGATCGTTCCACCACAATTACAATTCGTGGTTGATAGATTGCTACAAACACCTGGTAGAGTGAGCACATCAGATAATGACATCAATGCTATTAAGAACATGGGCATGGTACCAGAGGGTTATTCTGTAAATAACTTCTTAACAGATACCGATGCTTGGTTCTTATTAACAGATTGTCCTGACGGATTCAAACACTTCGAGAGATCACCTCTTTCAACTTCTATGGAAGGTGACTTTGATACTGGCAATGTCAGATTCAAAGCTAGAGAAAGATACTCATTTGGATTTTCAAACCCAAGAGCAGTGTTTGCATCTCAAGGTGCATAATCTCTGTTGATTATCTAAGGGAGCTTCGGCTCCCTTTTTTTTTGGCTAAAACTAATATACAATCAAAAGTCTAGGGTTTATTAACTTGTTCTATTAACTGACCTAGCAGACAAGCCAAGATAATAGAACTTATTTTTCGGGAGAAAAATTATGGCACAATCGACTTTTAGTGGACCAGTTAAATCACTAGCTGGATTCATCTCAGCAGGTAACGCATCAGTAGTTAGCCTAACAGCAGATACTACTCTTACAGTTGCTGCTCACGCTGGAAAAATATTAACTTGTAATGATGCAGACGGTAAGTTTACTTTGCCTAGCATTGTAACTACTACTCCATCAACAAATGAGGATCCTAACCAATTAAACAACTTAGGTGCTTCTTTCTTCTTTGTAGTTGAAACAGCAGCTACAGATATGGATATTAAAACTGATGGCACTGATAAATTCGTTGGTGGTTTATATACAGGTGTAGATGACAATACAGGTAAAACATTTATATCTGGTGCTTCAAATGATGTTATTACTTTGAATGGCTCTACCAAAGGCGGATTAGCTGGTAGTATTATCAAAGTAACTGCTATGGCCTCAGCTAAATATGCAGTAGAGGGTATTACACTAGGTTCAGGAACTTTAGTAACACCATTTGCTGACGCATAAGGAGTAGCTCATGGCAGATACAGTAACTTCTCAAACTATTCATGATAGTGACAGAGTAGCGATATTAAAGTTTACTAATGAATCTGACGGAACAGGTGAATCTTCTGTTAAAAAAGTTGATGTTTCAGCTTTAGCTAAAAACAATTTAGGTGAGTCTTGCAGTAGAGTTTCTATATCACGTATATACTGGGCAACCAGAGGTATGGGTGTAGATATAGAGTTTGATGCGAGCACTAATGTTTTAGCTATACCATTACCAGCAGATAGCACAGGAGATGAATACTATGATTTATTTTCTGGCATACCTAATAATGCAGGATCTGGTATAACTGGAGATATTGACTTTACAACAGTAGGTCACTCAAGTGGTGACGCTTACTCTGTTATTTTAGTTTTAAATAAAAGCTATTAATGAATGGTTGTAAAAAGAAGAAAAACTAAAAATATACGTAGGACAGTTGGTAAGGGCGGTAACTTCCGCCCTACCAAGTCTGGTGCAGGCATGACTAAAAAAGGTGTGCGTGCGTATAGAAAAGCTAATCCAGGTAGTAAACTTAAAACAGCAGTAACAGGTAGAGTTAAAAAAGGTAGTAAGGCTGCTAAAAGAAGAAAGTCTTATTGTGCTAGATCACTAGGACAACTAAAACGTAGTTCAGCCAAAACAAGAAACAATCCTAATTCAAGAATTAGACAAGCAAGAAGAAGGTGGAAATGTTAAGAAAAATAAAAAAAGTATCAAGACAGCTTAACAAAGCATCTAAATTACACAAAAGACAATCAAACGTGTTAAAAAAATTAGTTAAAAATGCCCAAAAAAAAAGATCCAAAAGTAGGAACAGGAAAAAAACCAAAAGGTAGTGATAGAAGACTATACACAGATGAAAATCCAAGGGATACTGTTTCAATTAAATATGCAACTGTTCAAGATGCTAGAGATACGGTTGCTAAAGTAAAACGAACTAGAAAACCTTTTGCAAGATTAATACAAATATTAACTGTAGGAGAGCAACGATCTAGGTATGGAGGCAAACCAAAGCAAGCTGAAATATTTAGAAGAGGCAAAGATGCGATTAGAAAAAAACATGGTAGAATAAAATAATGGCAAAGAAAGCAAAAAGCGGTGGCAAGATTTGTCCAGCTGGTAAAGCTTGGGCAAAAAGAACTTTTGATACATACCCTTCAGCGTATGCAAATATGGCTGCGTCTAAATATTGTAAAGATCCTAACTATGCTAAAGGTAGCAAAGGTAAAAAGAAAAAAATGAAAAACGGTGGACTTGTTAATATAAGAGGACAAGGTATCGTTATGAAAGAAAGACTCAGATAATGGGACAGCTAAAACAATGGCGAGAACAACAGTGGGTAAGGATTGGAACTGACGGTTCTATTAAAGGCCCATGTGGTACAAGTAAAGATAAAAAGAATCCAGATCGTTGTTTGCCAAAAGCAAAAGCATTAAGTTTAAGCAAAGCAGAAAGAGCTAAAACTGCAAGAAAGAAAAAAGCAGCAGGCAGAAAAGGTAAGACTGTTGTTGCTAATACTAAGAAAGCTAAAGTATCCATGAAGAACGGTGGAGAAGTTAGAAAAATTGCAAGAGGTTGTGGTAAAGTAATGAGCAACAGAAGAAAGAAAACCAAATATTCGTAGGAGTGAATAATGTATAAAAGAACTAAAGGCTATGCTAAAGGCGGAATGGTCAAAGGCACCAAATATATGGCTAAGGGTGGTTCTATGAAAGGAACTAAATATATGGCCAAAGGTGGTGCAGCCAAGAAGACTAAGTATATGGCTAAAGGTGGTGCTATGAAGGGTACTAAATACATGGCAAAAGGTGGAGCCATGAAAGGTACAAAGTATATGGCTAAGGGTGGAAAGGTTTAGTAACTTTTTCACAACAACAAAGGAGAGAGCGTTTTGTCATATTTGATTTCAAATATACCTCAGTTTAAATGCTGGGTAAGAAAAGAGTTTACAGCCAACCACAGCAATTATCATGGAGAGTATCTACATGCTCTTGCTATTGCTGTTAATACTATTCCAGATAGATCACTAAGTTTTCAAGTAGTTTTTACTGGGTGTGAAATAGACGATGAAGAAGACGCACCAAATATTCACGGTGGTGCTATGTGGGCAAGAATGCCTATTCAAGCTTTAGTTGCAGACATACCATTACAAGATTGGCCAACTCCTATGGAAGATCATTTAGCACAGCCTTGGGATTGTCTTAGTCATCATCATTCTGTTGTTACCATGGATAGAGTTAGTTCATCACCTTGGCTTTGTAAGATAGGTGGAGACTTCTATACAGGCAAATATTTGTTCACGGTAGATTACACAGAAAATTCAATAGCTGATGATTCTGCTCAACATAAGCAATCACATGTGTTATATTTAACAGACGCTGGTGAATATACTGGTAATTTTGTAGCTTTACCTAATAATAGAGTTAGGGCTACAAACCCTGCTTTATGGCGTGTTGGAGAAGGAGCACCAGACTTTATGCCTTCACAATGGATACATTCAGCAGAACAACATGAGAGTTATATGGATCCGAACATAACATTCAACAATCTATATGCTCCAGAGGAAGACTAAATGGCAACATCAAATAGCACTAATTTTGAACCAGATGTAACTGAGTTCGTTGAAGAAGCCTTTGAAAGATGTGGGCTAGAACTTAGAACAGGTTATGATCTTAAAACAGCAAAACGATCTATAAACATTATGTTAGCTGAATGGGCAAACAGAGGACTTAATCAGTGGACTATAGAACAAGCAACTCAAACTGTAACCAAAGGTACTAATCAATATACTTTAGATTCTAATGTTATTGACATATTAGATTGTTCTTTAAGAAGAGATACTGATGGCACTAATCTTGATCTGCAAATGACAAAAATTAGCAGAAGTGAATTTTTAAATATTCCAACTAAATCTACTCAAGCTAGACCTAATCAATTCTTTTTAGACAAACAGGTTAGTCCTGTTTTAAATATATGGCCAACACCAGAAAACAGCACTGATGTATTAGTATTTAATAAGTTAGTAAGAATGGATGATGCTGATACAGCTACCAACACTATGGACATGCCGTTTAGATTTTACCCTTGTTTTGCAGCAGGTCTTGCTTATTATATAGCTATTAAGAAAGCACCAGATAGAGTAGGCATGTTAAAACAAATGTACGAGGACGAGTTTGAAAGAGCCATGTCTCAAGATGAAGATACCGCCTCTTTTAGAATATCCCCTTACCTAAGAAACGGATACTAATATGGCATACACAACTGGTAAATATGCAATAGCCCTTTGCGATAGGTGTGGCTTTGAATACAAACTATCTCAACTAAGAGAAGAATGGAACGGAGCAAAAACGTGTAGAGATTGTTTTGATCCAAAACATCCACAGCTTGAGCCATTACCACACGTTTCTGATCCTGAAGCTTTGTATAAACCTAGACCTAATAATGATTTAGAGATAGGAGAGGGAGTGGTTTATACTAATGACAGTGATACTAATTCATCCATGACTGCTGATCCGATAGGATCTAAGATATTAGGTTATGAAATGACAGCGTCACTTGGCGAGGTTACAATAACAACATGACATTATCAGAATTAAAAACATTAATACAAAACTATACTCAGAATACAGAAACTACATTTGTAGCAACATTAGATGACTTTATTAAAAATGCTGAAGAAAGAATATTTGAATTAGTACAGTTTGATTTTTTTCGTAAAAATGTAACAGGTACATTAACATCAGGTAATACTTACCTCACAACTCCTACAGATTATCAAACAAGTTTTTCTCTAGCAGTTATAGACGGCAACGGAGATTATCATTACTTAGATAAAAAACATCCATCGTTTATGCGTGAATACTCTGTTGATCCAACTGATTCAACTTTAAGAGGTTTGCCTAAATACTATGGAGACTTTGATAAAGAACTATCTACAGCATCAAACAATGGCTCTACAATTATTGTTAGTCCAGTTCCTGATTCTAATTACAGTGTTGAGCTCCATTATTTATTCAAACCAAATTCTTTAGTTACAGACACCACAGGCACTTGGGTATCTAACAATGCTAGAAACGCTTTACTATATGGAAGTTTAGTTGAAGCTTACATATTTATGAAAGGTGAAAATGATTTATTACAGCAATACGAGCAACGCTTTGCAAGTGAAATAAATAGATTGAAAAATCTTGCAGAAGCACGTGGAAGGAGAGATGAATACAGATACGATTCATTAAGAACTAATGTAACTTAAGTTTCAAAAGGAGAGAGATGAAACCCATAAAAAAACTTAATGATAAAACTATAGCTATTGTTGGTCTTGGCAAAAGTTGGTTTGATTATAATTTAGCAAAATCACACAGCGTTCACTTTGACGAAGTTTGGGCTATAAATGCCGTAGCATCAGTAATATTTCATGATCGTGTTTTTATGATGGATCCACCCAGTAGATTTTTAGATACGCAAGATGCAGGTGGCCAAACAGATTGCATGAAAGAATTACTAACCAATCACAACAAACCAATATACACATGTCAACTCGATGAAAGATGTAAAAATTTAGTTGAATATCCTGTTAAAGAAATAGTTAAAGAAACTAACTGTCATTATTTAAACAACACAGTAGCTTACGCTATAGCTTTTGCATATTGGAATAATGTGGCTAATATAAAATTATTTGGTATGGATTTTTCTTACAAAAATAATTTACACTTTGCAGAGTCAGGCAGGGCTTGTGTTGAATTTTGGTTGGCTAAGTGTATGGATAAAGGAATACAAGTAGAGGTAGCATCTAGTAGTTCTTTGCTAGATACAAACATACCAGGACAACAAAGATTGTACGGTTATCATCGATTAAGCGATCCTTATATTCCTGTTGTAGATCAAAAAGGAATTGAATTAAAAAAACTTAGTGAGCTTAAAGTAGAAAAAAAACAAATATTACCTCAAATAGCTGATAGGTATGATAGTCATTTAAAACCACCAGAGCCAAAGAAATGGTAGATGAAATAACACCAGCAGGAATGCCTGGACTAGGTTTAATAGAAGCTAAAACTTCTAACTATGGTGGTCACTCGCCAGAGTTTTGGGCAGAGAGATTAGCAGAAAAAATAGTCAGCAGTAGTGACAGTGAAGATCCTTATATTCAAGAACAAGCAAAAGCATATAAAGATTTGATTTATAAGGTTTGTTTGATTTATATAAAAAATGCGTTAAAATCCTATAAAGCTACTCTGATACAAGACTTCATAAAACAAGGAGATACAGAGTTAGCAGATATTATAAAAAGGATTTAATATGGCTATTACATCAACATTAACCACTAGCTTTAAAAAAGAACTTCTTGAAGCTGTGCATAACTTTAAAAACTCAGGCGGAGATACTTTTAAATTAGCTTTATATACAAGCTCTGCTACTTTAGGTGCAGCTACTACAGCTTTTACTACAACAGGACAAGCAAGTGGTACTAACTATACATCTGGCGGTAGTAATTTAACTAGAGTAGATCCTACTTCAAGTGGCACTACAGGATTTACTGATTTTGCTGATCTAACCTTTGGTACAGCTACAATTACAGCTAGAGGTTGTATGATTTACAATTCATCTGATAGCAACGCATCTGTAGCTACAATCGACTTTGGTGGAGACAAAACATCCACAGCAGGTGATTTTACTATTGTTTTTCCAGCCGCAGCAGCAAGTACAGCTATTATAAGAATAGCCTAGCCTTATGGCTAACATAACTGGTTGGGGTAGAGGCACTTGGGGTGAGGGTGCTTGGAATGAAGCTTTACCAGTTACTCTTACAGGATTAGCAGCTACAAGTGCGTTAGGCACTGTTTCTGTTGTAGCAAAAGCTAATGTAACTCCCTCTTCTCAAGTTGGCACCACAGCAGTAGGAACTCTTACTCTTGATTGTGAGGCTAATTTAACTCTTACAGGACAATCATCTACAAGTGCTCTTGGCACAGCTACGGTTGTAGCAAAGGCTAATGTTTCGCCTTCTACACAAGTTGGAACAAGTGCATTAGGCACCGTATCTACAGTTGCAAAAGCAAACGTAACACCTAGTTCACAAGTTGGCACATCCGCTATAGGAGGCGTAGGTGTTAATGGCGATGCAGTTGCTAATGCACCTGGAGCAGTAGGATCAGTTGGCACCGTTGGAGTTGATGTAGATGGAGAGGCAAATGTAATAATATCTGGCGTATCTGCAACTTCAGCAGTGGGATCAGTGACCGTTCATCATAACGAAAAATTTGATATTACAGGCGTTAGTGTAACAGGAAGTGTAGGATCAGTTACCACAATATCTAAATCAAACGTAGTGCCAACAGGGGTTTCAGCCACAGGATTTGTAACTGATGTGTTGGTGTGGGGACTAATAGATGATACACAAACGAAAAATTATGCTAATATAAATGCAGATCAAAGTTCATCCTTTGCTGAAATTAATGAAACACAAACCCCAAACTGGGAAGAGGTAGCATAAAATATGGCATCAACATACGTAAATGATTTAAGGCTTGAGGAGATGGCGACTGGAGATCAGTCGGGATCATGGGGAACCACAACCAATACAAACTTAGAACTTATTGCTGAGGCATTTAGCTTTGGCACAGAAGCGATAACCACTAACGCCGATACTCACACAACCACGATAGCTGATGGATCAACTGATCCTGGTAGATCAATTTATCTTAAATATACAGGTGCTCTTGATAGTAATTGCACTATTACTATTGGGCCAAATACTGTATCAAAACTATGGTTTATAGAAAATGCAACGACAGATAGTGGATCTTCTGGACCTTATAACATCGTTATTTCTCAAGGTAGTGGTGCTAGCATAACCATACCTAATGGTCATGTAAAAGCTATATATTCAGATGGTGCTGGATCTGGTGCAGCTATGGTTGACGCATTTACTGATCTTAACTTAGCAGGTACCACAACGGTAGATGATTTAACTGTATCTGATGATTTAACAGTAACAGATGATGTTGCCATAGGTGGATTAGCCACAGTGGGAGGAACTTTAGGAGTTACCGGGGTTTTAACAGCTAATGCAGGCGTAGTAGTAGATAACATCACTATTGACGGAACCGAAATAGATTTATCTTCTGGCGACCTATCAATAGATGTTGCTGGAAACATTCAGTTAGATGCTGACGATAACGGAGAAATTAGGATTTTAGATGGTGGCACACAATTTGCACAAATTAAAAAAGATGGCAACAATGCATTATTTCAATCTATCGTAGCTGATGGCGATTTTATAATACAAGGTATTGATGGCTCTTCTTTTGTTACTGCTCTTACCCTTGATATGTCAGAAGCAGGCAATTGTGCAATAGGCTCACACACACCTACAGCAAAACTAGATGTTAGAGGTTCAGTAAATTCAGAACACGTAGTAATTACAGGTGGGTCTAACTCAGGTAGAGGTTTATCAATACAAACTGCTGCTAGTGGCGGTCAACAAGATGCTGGTGTAATATTTAATGCACAAGATACAGAAAGTGGTGCAAATCCATATCATGCTTTTCAAACTGCTGGAACAGAAAGAATGCGTATTACTGCTACAGGTCGTGTAGGAATTGGGACAACTTCACCCGCATCAGTAACTCAAGGTATTCATGTAGTACATGATGCTACAGAAGGTAGTCCAACTTTTTCAGGTGCAGAAGTAGGAATATTTCAAAGAAATTTTAACAATTCACAAGCTGCTGCTATTTCTATTGTTGGTGGTAGTAATTCTGAAAGCACAGTAAATTTTGCAGATAAAGATGATGCTAATGTTGGTCAAATTAATTATTCACACGCTGATAATGCAATGCTATTTAGAGTCAATGATGCAGAAAGAGCCCGTATAAATAGTTCAGGACATTTTGTTTTGCAAGAAGGCAATGGTATTTTTGCTGATACTGGTAGAACTGGTGATGTGCAAATTACAGGCAGTTTTACTAATGTTTTAAATTTTAATTCTCTTGGTGGCACAGGTGCAGGTCTAGGATTTTATCTTGTTACAGCTGTTAGAACTGGTGCAAGTGTAGGAACACATATAGTTTTATTAGTGGGTGTTTCTACTTCTAGTGCAGCGTTTATTTATGCTACTCTTGCATCTGCTTCACTGGCAGCAGAGTTTAGTAACGATACTTTAAGGTTAAGAGAAACAGGAGGTTCTACGATAAATGTTCATGTAACAGCAGTGCCAATAGGAATTACAGGTAACGATTAATAGGAGTAAATTATGGCAGTAACAATTCAAGAAGCACAATCAGTTCAGTCAGTTTATGTGCAAAGAGAATATCATTATAAAAAAATATCTGATAAATATATGGCTTTATATCAATTAGGTAAATGCACAAAAGAGGAGTGGGAGGCAAAAAGACAAATAGTAAAGGATATGCTACCTTATCCCAGTGGCATAGATAAAAAAGAAGCATTAGATAAAATTGTTTCAGAAACAGGCTGGTCATACAGCACATAAAAGGAGAATAAATATGGCAATAGGATATACTTGGGATTGTAAAACATGTGATACATATCCCTCTAAAGGTGGTAAGTCAAATGTAGTGTATAACGTACATTGGATACTCACTGCAACAGACGATACTAACAAAGATAGTAACGGTAATAACTGGACAGTATCTTCTTATGGAGCACAGTCATTAGATACATCTGATTTATCTAGTTTTAAAAACTGGTCTAGTCTTACTAATAGTGATGTACAAGGCTGGGTAGAAGCAGCATTAGGTAGCGACAAAGTTACTAGTATGAAAGCAGGACTAGACGCAAGTATAGCTGAAAAAGTTACTCCAACTTCTGTACAAAAAACACTAAGTTCTTAATATGGCTACGCAAAAACCAGTAGTAATGATTGATGATAAAGAAGTCAAAGTTTCTGATCTAACCAAACAACAACAATATTTACATAGTCAAATACTAGATTTAACCAACAAACAAAAACGCATACAGTTTGAACTTGATCAAGTTAATGCCAGTTTAAGTGTGTTTCAAAACGCATTTATAGAGTCTGCTAAAGAAAAAGCAGATGAAGTCTTAAATAATCCAGAGGAGGATCAAAATGACAATACTTAATATATTAATGTGGGTCACTGCAATTATATCTATAGCTTCAGTTATAGCAGCAATAACACCTACACCTAAAGATGATCATTGGTTTAGTTACTTATACAAAGTAATTGATTGGTGTGCGTTAAATGTTTTAAAAGCAAAGGATAAAGGATGAGTTGGTTAGAAAAAATGTGGAGCAAAGTTACTGGTACTGAAAAAGTAAAAGTAAGAGCTAGAAACAAAAAAGGACATTATGTAGGTGATGATAAATCAACACCAGATGTAAATGAAGCTTGGACTACTAAAAGAGTAAAAAAATCTAAAGAGTCATAATGGCTAAGTCACCTGATGCGTTTGTTTACAACGCTACATTAGAACGGATTGTAGATGGAGACACATTTGATTGTTGTCTTGATCTTGGTTTTGATGTGAAGTTACATAAACAGCGTGTCAGACTTGCAGGTATTGATACACCTGAAAGTAGAACTAGAGATTTAGCAGAAAAAAAATTAGGACTTGCTGCAAAAGAAAGGTTAAAAGAGCTTTGTATTGGTAATTTTAAGGTGAAATCATTAGGTAAAGGTAAATATGGTCGTATTTTAGGCATACCTTATACAGAAGACGGTAGAGATATATGCCAAGTGCTTATTAAAGAAGGTCATGCTGTAGAATATGACGGAGGCAAAAAGAAAAAAGTTTGGGGTGACTACTGATGGAGTCAGCCGTAACTTTGATTCAAGAGGTTGGATTTCCTATTGCAGCGGCATTAGGTCTTGGTTGGTTTATTTATAAATTAATTATGCGAATTGTCGATGGTATGGAAACTAAACTTGATACCGTTGATGAAAAAGTAGAAAGCCAAATAGCTGCAATAGAAGAGAGACTTGGTACAAAACTTGATTCACAACACGGTATTTTGGTAGCATTGATAGATAGAGTGCGTAGTTTAGACAACGAAATAATACGCCAAGACACTTTAATAAAAACCATATTGGGTGTACCTAACTTAATTGATAGCGGAAAAATAGCAAAGGCAGGAAGAGATGATCAAAGAAAAGACTAAACAAGAACAAATGGAAGAAGAAATTGTAAAAACTAAAATAGCTATATGGGCATTTTTTATAGGTGCTATTATGTTTTCAACGATTCTAGGCATGAATTTAGCTGCTGATACCATAACTCATAAATTTAAATCTCCAAGTTTTAACGGCGTTGGAACGTCTAGTCATTATCTTACAATAGAAAATCAACAATATACTCGTAAGCTTACGATCAAAGAAGAGATAAAAGCATTACAAGATGAAATCAAGAGAGAAAAAGAAAACTCTACTCTTGCAAGATTTATGCGTAATCTTGAGTCTAGGGTTTACGCAGAATTATCAAGACAGTTAGTAAATAACTTATTCGGAGAAACACCGCAAAGCGAAGGTGTCATCACTTTAGAGGGAAATACTATTGAGTACACAAGTGATGGTGTAACTTTAACCCTTAAAATTACAGAGGCGGATGGGACAATTACCGAAATCGTCATACCTATTGGTACTTTTACTTTCTAGTTGTTCTATATTTGATCAGATAGAAGATACTTACGAACATAGGTTTCCACTACACAATGTTGTAAATATACAAGATTTACAATCTAAGGAACTAAAATATGTTCCTATACCTCAAGTTAGTCCTGTTGTAGCAGTGTATCCTACTGCTTTCACAGATCAGACAGGACAAAGAAAAAGCAATAGTGAGTTTGCTTTGTTTAGCACAGCTATAACACAACAACCAAATGCGTTACTTATAAGAGCTTTAAAGCATGCAGGAGACGGTAAGTTTTTTAGGGTTGTAGAAAGAGTGGGATTAGACAATCTTACCAAAGAAAGACAGCTTATAAGATCAGCAAGAGAACAATCAACCAATGAAGAAGAAAAAAAGAAAGCACTAAGACCTTTATTGTTTGCTGGTATTTTGATTGAGGGAGCTGTCATATCTTACGAAGTAAATTTAGAAAGTGGTGGAGCAGGTGCTAGGTATTTAGGCATAGGCAAAAGCGTTATGTATAGAGAGGACAACATAACGATAAGCATGCGTATGGTATCTGTTGCAACAGGGGAAGTATTGTTAGAGGTATTAAGTCAAAAAACAATATTTAGTTATGGCAAATCTGAGGACGTATTTAGGTTTGTTGAAGCTGAAAGCGAGCTAGTAGAAATAGAACTAGGCAACGCAAGAAATGAGTCATCAACCATAGCTTTGATGAAAGCTATAGAAGGAGGTGTGCTAGAAATCATTAACACTGGTTATGATCGTGGTTTCTGGGTTTTACAAAATGATAACCAAGGAGTAGAATTAAATAATGAAGAAATTAAAATTGATAAGCCTGATTGTGATGCTGACTGCGTTGACGACATACGCGGCTGATAACGAAATATATGTAGATCAATCTGGTACTGGAGCCAATATAGACCTAGAACAACTAGGTATTTCTAATATCATAGGTGGGTTAAATAGCTCTGCAGGTAATTTAACCCCCTTTGATTTAGATGGTAACAGTATGACACTTGACATAAATATGATAGGTGCAACTAACAAGTTTCTTGGTGATATATTTGCTGATAACTTTACTGGCTTTTACGAGTTTGACGGTGGTACTAATACCTTTACCATACAAGTTGATCCCACAGATACCTATGGTGCTGACGGATCTAATCAATATGTAGATGTCACAGGTAGTGGTAATACTTTTACTTTAAACCAAGGAACTACAGCATTAGCAGCTTCGCTTGATTTAGATTGGATTATAAACGGATCTAATAACACAGTTACATCAAATATTAATATAGACGGTGCTACTAATTATATGGATATAGATGGTTCTGATAATACAGTTACTTATACAGGTACAGGAGTTACAGCTTCAGCAGGTGGATATTTCTATCTTGATCACACAGGTGGCTCGAGAACTTTTAATATTTCACAACTAAGCACCCAAGATAATGACTGGCTTAAAATTATATCCGTTTCTGGCACTGCTGCTTCTACCGTTTGTGTTGTTCAAAACGACCAAGGTACAAGCACAAGCTGTTGATATTGGAGATATATCTGAATTAAACGGTACGGCTCAAATTGTCAGAGACAAGCCTTATGATGCAGATTTAAAGTTTGCTATTCAAAGTAATGATGAGGCCATAACCAAAGATGGCCGTATGGCTATTACTTTTCTTGATGATTCTACTGTAAAACTTACAGAACATAGTCAGCTACTTATTGACGAGTACATATATGATCCAGACCCAAGTAAAGCAAAGATGGCTCTTACCTTTGGACTTGGTACAGCTAGGTTTATTACAGGCAATCTAAACCGTATAGATAAACAAAACATAACTCTTAAAACACCTACAGCTAACATAGCAATACGTGGGACTGATTTTACGGCTACAGTTGATGAACTAGGGCGTAGCCTTATAATTTTGCTACCAGACGCTCTAGGGCTCTCTAGTGGCGAAATAGAGGTAGTTACTGCTATGGGCACCGTTATACTAAACAAACCCTACGAAGCCACTACAGTGAGCGTATTTGAGTCTGCTCCAACCAAACCTGTAATTTTAGACTTAACACTTGATGTAATAGATAACATGCTTATTGTTACACCACCCAAAGAAGAAGTGTTAGTAGAAGAAGAAACCACTACTACGCAAGCAGATAGTGTATTAGATTTTAATGATCTTGATATAGATTATCTTGCAGAAGATTATTTAAAAGAAGATAGTCTTGAGTTTACAGAATTAGATATAAACTATCTTGATGTAAATTATCTTGAAGACTTGCTTAATGTATTAGATGCCTTGGCGATAGACGAAGATGAAGATGTGTTAGCACAAGCAACAAGCACACAGATAGCAGGTACTCTGTTAGGCAAAGATCCAGACACACAGATAACAGCTTTAATTACAGGAAATGTAGTAAGTTTGCGAAGAGAGGTTAATGAAAGTGTTAGAGTTGATCTAAACGGTAGTAATGCCTATACAGTTATTTTGATTCAAGATGGTGTATCTAATATAATAAAAATCAACGGAGGGAGCGACAGTGTTATCACTATCACTCAAAGTGATTAAATGAAAAGACTATTATTACCAATACTTATAATACTAGCTTTACCATTATTGTTTCAAAGCACTCCTACAGAAATATTAAAACTAAAAACTTTTGATAAGTTTATAGAAACACCAGAGCCATCAGGTAACTTTGTCATACTTAACATAACCGAAGAAGATGTAGAGCGTGAGGGAGGTTGGCCTTTACCCAGACAAAGACTTGCTGAAATACAATTAAACATAATAGGTAAAGGTGCCTTAGGTGTAGGTTGGGTTATAAGTTTTCCACAAGCAGATAGAATGGGTGGTGATGAAGATTTTGCTAGATCATTAGGATACGCTCCCTCTGTTATAGCCATGTTTGAAGATGGTAAAGGCGATTATCCTACATCACCTGGAACTGTTGTACTTGGTATTGATAATGGTGGTATACTTTCTACAGGAGTAAAGTCAAACCTACCTCTACTATCCAATCATGTTCTACAAGGTTTGGCTATTGCTCCTACTGATATAGATTTATTAGTTCGTAAAATACCTCTTTTAGTTAAAACACCAAATAACGAATGGATACCTAGTTTTGGTACACAAATATATAAATCTTTGTTTGATGTAAAAACTTATATTATAAAAACTAATGATAATGGTATAGAAGAAATATCAATAAGAGGAATACCACCGATTAAAACAGATAGTCTTGGTCGTAAGTGGATTAGTTGGGTTAACACACCACAAACAGACTTACAAGAAATGAATGTCAATGGTAAGTTTGTGTTTGTAGGCGTTACTGCTAACGGTGTTATGCCACAAGTAGCCACGCCTGTTGGACTTTTAGAGCCACATAAAATACAAACTGCACTTGCTGAATCTATACTAATAGAGAATTCACCATACATACCTGATTGGTCATTAGCAGCAGAGCTTTTAATTTTAATAATATTTGTTAGTTTGGTTTGGTTTGTATTGCATTACTTTGGCATTACATGGGGAGTATCTATCGCTACTGTATTCATGTTAGTTACAGGTTTGGGTGGTGTCTACATGATTAAACAAGGTTTGTTAGTAGATGTATCTTGGACTTTAGTATCTGAATTTATAACAGGATCAATAGCTTTTTACTTAAGATTCAGACAACAATACAAACTAAGACAGCAGATCAAGAAACAGTTTGAACATTACCTTGATCCACGCCAAGTAAAGAAACTACAAGACGATCCTAGTTCTCTAGTGTTAGGTGGTGAAAAAAGATATTGTA